GAATAACTATTTCAGTAGTAGATATTAAAACACCATCAAACCATTCTTCAATGATTAAGGTAATTGTGACTCCATCATTAATCCATTTTAATATATTACCTTCTAGGTTGATTTCACCCGCTATCGGATTGTCTTTGGTCGGAATGCCACTGTAGTTAAATAAAGATTCGGATATGTCCTTTGCCAGTGTTGAGTAGATCCTCGATTCCAGGTTACGGATAAATTTGGCCAGCACAGTGTTGTCGGCTTCGCGTTCCGCTTCTTCTAAAACATCTTGTATCTCTTCAGCTATCTTTTCCTGTCTGGTTCTTTCCTGCTCATCAATGGTTAGGTAGTGAGCCGATTGATTCTGTCCATTAAAAGCTGGACTGCCAAACTTATGCACTAATTGATCGCTTAAAAGCGTATAAGAATACCCTGAAATAATCAGAGTTAAAGTAAATATAAATAGCAGAGATAATACTTTGTAGTTAGGTCTCTTTAGATTTTGACTTTTTTTCATTTTTTTGTCTTTCTCTCAATTCAATTACTGTATCCAATTTTTGTTGCAGTCTTATTATGTCATTATCGAGCAATCTAATTCTGTCAATTAAGTCTACAACAATGGCATTAGTCTCACTGAGTTTAGGCTTTATTTTTTTGGTTACAAAATTCCAAATAAAATAAATCATGTATAAAAGCCCAACAGTAGCTACTATGGGAAATCCATATTCGCTTATTAATTGCGCAACATCCATTAATCTTTCCTAGCATCTTCCTTCCCGTTGGCTCGAGCAATCCTGTCTAAGTCTGGTCTTATGCCTAAGACTGAACACATGGTTGCATCAATGCGAATAAGATCATGACTTATCGTTTTAGTACGATTATCCAAACCATTAACTATGATGTAGATACCGTTGATTTGACCAATCACACTTTCCAATATGTATTTGATGGTTAAAAATATAAAGAATCCACAAACCACTGCCATAGCAATAGGAAAACCTACATCTGCTATCAATCCAAAGACTTCACTCA